GCAAGTTGTGCCTTTAAGAACCTATTCTTATATACGAATGCTCCACTAAGTGTGTCCTGCCTAAAAACATTCGCTCTGTACGGCTCGACTGAAGGGCTAGTATTCCCCATAATAAGACTGCTACTGGCATTAGGAGCAATAGCAGTGTGATGACTAAACCTTCTACTAATATTATCAAGGCCAGCATCGATACAACTACCACGCTGCTGCTCCAAGACAGCATCAGCCCGTAGACACGAAGCATGTATGTGTTTAAATATTTCATTGTTATAACTCTTAGCCATCACACCATCGATGGCTACACCTTTCTTCTGTAAAAAAGCATGGAAGCCTAGAGCACCCACACCAATACTACGCTCCATCATTGCACTAAGCTTAGCCCTAGCAATTGTTGATGGTGCTTTGTCAATGAAGTATTGCAAGACATTGTCTAGCATTTCCATAACATCTAGAATAAATTGTTTGTCGTTCTTCCACTCATCATAGTATTCTAAGTTGAGAGAAGACAAGCAACAAACTGCTGTTCGTTTCTCGTTAGTTGGTAAAAAGATTTCTGTACACAGATTGCTACCATTAATCTTCAAGCCTTTATCACTCAACCACTTAGGCATAGCCTTGTTAGCTGTGTCAATGAATACTAAGTATGGCTCACCTGTTTGCATTCTCAGGTCTAATATTTTCTGCCACAAATATTTAGCAGACACTGTCTCAACCACCAAACCAGTGGCAGGATTCTTCAATTGAAAGCTGTCATCAAAGTCTGGGTCTTTCATAGACTTCTCAATGATGGTCATGAATTCATCAGTGATGTTGATGCCATGATGTAGGTTTAGTGTGCGTACATTCTGGTCACCAGTAGGCTTACGCATCTCCAAGAACTGGATGATGTCAGGGTGATGGATGTCTAGATAGGCAGCATAGCTGCCCCGTCTTGTACGTCCTTGACGGTAGGCCAATGAGCTAGCATCGTAGATCTTAAGGTGGGGCATAACACCAGTAGACTTATCATCACTATTGCGGATACCCACATGCACACCGACACCACCACCATACATGGATAGCCAGTTAGTTTCTGATAGGTTGTCAACCAAGCCTTCTGCACTGTCATCCATGTAGTTAAGGAAGCAGCTGATAGGAAGGCCACGTTTAGAGCGACCAAACGATAGGATGGGAGTAGAGTAGCTGAGCCAATGCTTGCTGCTGTAGTCATACAGTCTTTGAGCGTGTTCTTGATTTGAAGCAAACGATTCCGAAACATATGCAAATCTCTCTTGAGGACTAGCCTCTTCTTCTTTCATGTAACTTTCTCTTAATCTCTGAATGCCTAGTTCATCGAACAATGCATCACGAGACAGGTCAATGTTGACCTTATACTTTGCCATATAAATACTCCTGTTATGGTGGGAAAAAAGGGAGCCGAAGCTCCCGTGAAAAGAAAGGTAGTTATACCTTAGATGGCTACTGCTTGCTCTACTAAAACAAGGACGGAACTAAGTTAGTTAGTACTACTTTACATTGATCTGCTATTTCACGATGTTCTTTCTGTGTTGCTTTGTCACAACGAATGTCAACATAGTGCAGCCAGCTTCTCAATGTACCGTTCATGTACATTCTACTGGTAGTCATTCCTTCAGGCAACACTTTCCTAGCCACTTCCTTGGCTATGCCCATGCCTAATGCAGCCTCATAGGACCGCTTAGCAGCGATTAAAACGTCTGTCTGTAGCTCTTCCCATACCTTGATGAGTTCACGGTCTTGTACAGGGATTGAGTTCTGTCTATTCTTATTGTCTTGTAGCCTTACCTCACTGGTTTCATAGCGTGAGGAAATGGCATACCGCTGTGAGAATTCTTGGAAGCTGAAGCTTCTGTGTCGCAGGATTTGACGGGCAATGTCACGGGTGGTTTCAATTTCCATACAGACATTGACCATTTCAAATGGACTCCAATGTTTGTTGTCCATCAAATACTTCAACAGCTTAGGAGCTGTCTCAGGGTTGTTCTGATTCTCTGGGTTGCTCACCCTCGCCATGTACGCTATCAGATGTTCCGCATTCGGGGTTGCCCAGACTAGTGTCACCGACATATTTAGCTCCTTCATTAATGCCATTCTTGATGGCTGTAATTATACCTAAGTTAAGCAAGAGGTTACGCTCTTCCCATGTTAAATCAAATTGGTAGGTAGCACTACCATCGTCATGTTCATCTAACAGTTCTACATTCATTTCTTTTTCCTTTCTGCTTTCTCTTCGTCTGTCTTCACCTTGTGACAAGGCTTACACAACACCTGAAGATTTTCTATCTCACAAAAGATACGATCAATGAACAAGTCCCAACTAACAAAGCCTTCTGTTGGTGATACTACTGGGAGTATATGATCTACCTGTACATCAGCAGCAACAAAATGCTTTTTACATTTGGCACATTTGTAATGCATTGCCAGCTTGCCTGTCTTCTTGTTAGTCTTCCTTCCTACAAAAGCTTCTTTGAGTGCTTTATATTTAGGAGGCCAACGCCTAGAGGCTGCTCTCAATGCAGAGGTGACAAAGCTTCTGAACCTAGAGTCAGTCCACTCACCACCATTTCTTTTTTTGTTATCTGCCAACTGGAGTATCTACTAAATGCGACATGTCAGCAGCATCGTAATGCACAAATAAATCTCTAGCTATTGCCAGTGCTTCGTCAACATCCAGAGCAACAAACTCAGACAGGAATTTATCATATTCGGATTCAGCAAGATGCTCAACAACAAAGCCATTGCTTGCCTCTCTAATTGTTACAGAGTTGATTTTCATTCTAGTCCCTCCACATCCACATGCTTGAATACCACTTCATATGAATCCATTTTTTCCAATGAGGCTGTGAGGTTTTCAATGATCACCTCGCTCAACACTTCTTCATTCAGATAGACATTAGGTAGGTCTTCTGGTTTAAAGAATACTTTTAAACTAATGTCTACTGTGATCATAGCTTTTCAATTCTTTCTTCAACCAGTCTAGCATATCCAATGATGTCATGCCATGAGTCATGATACCAAGGATCACCATTAACAATGCGAGACATTTTGTTACAGATGAGATCAAGGCTTTCCTTCATATCATCATCCATCTCTTTCCATACATCACCAGATCTTAAAACATCTTTCAATGCTTGAGAAACTCTAGAGACATCTTCTTTATAGTTGCCATATCTAGTGGCTCTTGTTGCCAGTGTGTCATCTACATTCATTGCATACCTCCAACTGTTTTTGTATCAATAGAGAAACTACCATCACCAAAGCTATCATGATCTGGGTTGTAAGCAAAGTCGCCTACATCAGCAAAGCATTTACCACAATACTCAACAAGCTTATCAGCCAGTGCAGCGTCTTGTTCCATGTGTGGAATCACTGATGCCAATATCATAGCCATGCCAATTAAGTTGTCTGCATCATCACGGCTAATAGTTAGAGGACCAAAGCCACTAACTAGCACCTGAAAGCTGTTTGTATATTTACCATCTTCAATGGTGGGGCGAAGGATGAGAGCAATGTCGTTTGGTTTTACACTTGTGGGGGAGTCCATATCTGTCCTTCATATCTTCGTAGAAAAAGAAGCTGAGCATTCTCTAACACTCTCTCAGCATTACCTTCGTAAGCTTCCAACACTTTGTTGTACAGCTCAAGTTCATCTGTTGTGTCCCCAATTATTTTGGCTGCTTTCACTGGACCAACACGGAACAATCCTTTGATGTTATCAGCAGCATCACCTGTCAGCATCTGTGTATACAGCTTAACCAAGCCTTGCTCGGGTGTGATGTAATAGCCACTATGCTTTACAAAGTTGTAATGCCAACCAACAATCTGATCTAAGTCTTTGTCTAAAGACACAATGACACAGTTGTCACCAAGTCTTGTTGCTTCAATAGCGATGGCATCATCAGCTTCCTGTCCATCAGAGATGGTGGCTCCCCACTCCTTAACCAAATAGTTTCTAAGGAAAGCTAGATGCTTTGGCTTAGGCTTATCTACTCTGTTTCCCTTATAGGGAACCGTGGTAGCTATCTCATATCGGAAGTTGTTCTTGCCTGTTAAGAACATGTGCCAATCATCTACAAAGCAATCAGGGTAGATGCTATCAACACCACACATGAGGACATCAACAATTAAACGATCCAGTGTTCGCTGTGCCGTTGCTTCGTCTTCGTCCTCACATGCGGATGCTGACCTATAACAAAATATGTCAGCATCGTAAAGCGCTTTCATTACTGCGCTTCTGTAACTTCTGTTACTTCAGCAGTCTTTGCTGCCTCAGCCGCTTGAAGTTGTTCAGTGCCTTGCTGTCGGATAGCAGCAATGGTGTCTGTAACAGCTTCAAAGGGAAGCTTAGCAAGTGCTGCCAGTACCAAGTTCAATTGGTCCAAAGTAAGTGTAATGTTCAAGTTCATAATACGTCCTCATCATCTGCATCAATGCCGCTAGCAGTAGAATATTCTACCAATTCTGTAATCACCAGCTTCTTTAATGAAGGGCTAACACCTTTCTTGTTCTTGTATGTCCAAGAGTATGTAGACACTAGGGCTTTGCCTTTACTACCGTTGCCAATGGCTTCAGTAATTTCATCATTGTCTGTGTCAAAGACACGGATAGGCTTCTCTGATTTGCAAGTGATGTACTTGCCCATGTCAGCCTTCTTGTCTTCACCAGTTTGAACACTGATGCCCATGTCTTCCAATGCTTCAACAGCAGCGTCAGACAGGTTACACAGGTTAAGCTGAAACTTACCAGACATGTCATTCACCTTATTGTGTTGACACCAGAACACATCAGCTTTAATCTTGATGGCTTTCTTTTCTTCACTCATAATATTCTCCAATATAAAAACGGTCTGAACGGCAGACCCACAACCGCCTCGTAATATTACTTACGAAGATCCTCATAAAGTTGATGCGCTAACAAGTAGCCTTCAAGAGGCCATGCCTTGTTAATAGCATCTTCATAAGAATACTTTTCACCAAGTGATTTGTTGTATTTTGTTTTATCAACACAAGCACTTGTTCCAATAATTACATACCCATGTTCCATAAACAATTGGCAAATAGTTGTTGTCGTATCCGGCAACACAGTATAAGTTACTTGTTTGATTTTGTTTTCAATGTCTGTAATAGAAACGCTAGTTCGTTTCGTCTCTTGTTGAATATCCATTATGTTTCCTTAGTGTGTTTGTTTCCAGTTGTCACCAACCTTACCCTCTGCATTGACAGGACATCTAAACTTAAGAGCTTCTCCTGCTTTGGTTGCTGCTTGCTCGATGAGCCTAGCTGCTTCCTCTGCCTGATCTTCTCTCACTTCCCATTGTGTTTCGTCATGAACAAACGCTAATAGTTTAGCATTTATTCCCTTCTCTTGCAACAGCTTTGTTGATTCAATGAGCCATTGTTTTGCAATGATAGCACCTGCACTTTGCAGCAATGTATTCAATGCAGCATGCTCAGATCTAACCCACACCCTGCGTCCATCCAGTGCAGGGAGATGACCCTTAGCCATCAGCCTAGATATCTTCTTCTTCAAAGAAGAAAGGCCGGGCGTGTTGTTAATAAAACTGTCAATTAGTTTCTTGCCTTTGCTGCTGTTACCGCCAACAATTGACCCAGCTTTAGCAGCTCCTGCCCCATACAACACACCATATGTCAGGGTTTTTGTGGTGTTCCTAGCCTTCTTATGCTCTGGATTGTTATCGTCCTTGACAGTACCCTTCTCCACCAAGCCAAAGCTCTGTGCATTAAACCAGTGGATATCGCCCTTAAGCAATTCATCCATCCACTCTTGGTCATTCAGGTAGTGACCTAAGCAGCGTAGCTCAATGCCTGATAGGTCAACACCCACCTGCTTGTATCCCTTAGGCACACGCCACATTTCTCTACACTCAGCACCAAAGGGACTACCCACCGCAGGAACCTGTGCCATGTTAGGACTACTATGTGTAGCCCTGCCTGTCACTGCTCCATTAGTAGTAACCCTACCATGCACCCTACCGTCATCGCCAACTAGCTCAAGCCAACTACTAATCTGTGCCACTCTTTTCTGTATCATTAAATACTCTGCCACCAGCTTAGCCTCTGGCAAGTCAATCTTCTCAAGCACAGCTTCATCCACAATGACATTGCCTTTTTCTGTCTTCTTTGTAAAGACAACACCACGCCCTGCCAATCGCTCAGCAATTTGCTGTCTACTTCCGGGATTAAAGACGGTGACTTTATCCTTGAGCTGCTTGCCTGTCTTCTCAGAGAAGCGTTGCTCCACGATGGGAGGGAACACCTTCTGCATATCCTCTTCAATATCAGACATGCGT